ATATAATTGTACCGGATGTATTTAATCCGTACATAGTAGAAAGAACCGCAGAGGTATCAAATCTGGTTAAATCCGGAATAATAGTACCTGACCCGGCAATAGATGCACTAGCACAAGCCGGCGGAAAATTAATTAATATGCCTTTCTATACTGACCTGGACGGTGCTGATGAAGTACTGGATGATGAAGACGGACTGACTCCAGGGGAAATAGGAACCGGTCAGGACGTAGCAGCGCTGTTTATGAGAGGGCGAGCCTGGGGAGTAAATGACCTGGCTAAAGCACTTTCCGGTGATGATCCCATGAGAGCAATAGGGGATCTGGTAGCCGAATATTGGGCCAGGAGACAGCAGGCCCTTCTGGTATCTATTTTGACTGGAGTATTTGCAGCAGATGCCAACGGTAATGGTGAAGCCACTGCCAATGACCATATATATGATGCTACTTCTGATACCAACAACGAAGGCATAAAGGCAGAGCATGTAATAAGTGCCGCTGCCAAGATGGGCGATGCAATGCAGAGGCTAACTGCCATAATGATCCATTCTGCTGTATATGCCCAGCTGCAGAAATTAAACCTTATAGACTTTGAACCTACCAATGAGCAGAACATTGGCTTTGGAACTTATTTAAATAAGACCATCATAGTCGATGACAGCTGCCCAGAAAGTGGTGGGGACTACACAACCTATCTCTTTGGCAGAGGAGCAATAGGCTACGGCGAAGGAGCCGCACCGATGCCCACTGAAACTGACAGGGATTCCTTAAGAGGTGAAGAATATCTGATTAACAGAAAACATTTTGTGCTTCATCCCAGGGGCATAGCTTTCCAAAATAACAACATAGCAGGGAAAAGCCCAACCAATGCCGAAGTTGAAGTGCAGAGCGAATGGTCTCAGGTTTATGAGTCCAAAAACATAAGGCTGGTAAAACTGGTAACCAATCTTGAGGATACTTCCGCTGAATAATCAGTAATTTAAATATGTGAATCTGCCGGATAGACATCAGGTGTTTGTCCGGCGGCTTAAATTAGGAAAGGTGCGAAGAAATGACAGATGATATATTTAAGAAAAAATCGCTGCCCAGAACTTTGAAGACTGTCTATGAGGACATAAACAAAGCAATAGAAGACTCAGATGGTTTTGTTCCCGCTGATGGCTCTGTTACCAACGCCAAGCTGGACTCTGATGTAAAAGTGGGCTCTCTGGCTGCTTTTGATACGACTGATAAGACAAGTGTTCAGGATGCTGTAAATGAAGTAGTAGCAGCAATAGGAGCATTGGAAACTGTAATAGGAGATGAATCAACCCTTGATACCACTGAAAAGTCAGAAATCGTTGCTGCTATTAATGAGATTTTGGCTGTAATCGGAGATTTAGATGAAGAAATAAAAGGGGAGGCTTTCCGCTTCCCCTTACTTATTTGAAAGGAAGGACATGGCAAAAGGTAAAAGTAAAAAGGCAATGCTTACTGCAAGGCTTAGGGCTAAACAGAAAAAAGGGCTGACGGCAAAGCAGAGAAGAAAGCTTCCCCTGTCTTTGCAGAAAGCAATCCTTAAAAAGAAAGGAACCAAATAATGGGTTTAACAGGATTTAACAGAACCCGGGCAAGACAGGAAGCAGAGCATAAGGCAAGAATAGAAGAGGCTAAAAAGGCGTTAAAGAGAAGGCCTAAAGTCAAACCTGAACCTGAAGCAAAGAGCTCGACTGAAAAGGAAACTGAAAAGCCTAAGCCTAAAAAGAAAAAAACTAAGAAAAAGAAGGCTAAATAATGGGAGACATAATCAGCTTGGCAGAGGTTAAAACTCTTTTGCAGATACCTGATGATTCAAAGGACGCGCTGATAACTATGCTTATACCCATAGTGGAGTCAGATTTGCTGGAGCATCTAAACAATGACTTTGAGGGTGAGTACCCGGAAGCCTTAAAAGGTTATCTGGCCTCCATGATTGGCTACAGGGCTAAAAAGGATCATGGGATTATCTTATCTGAAACCGTGTCAAGATACTCAGTAACCTACGCAAACGCAACAGAGTTTATAGACGGATACCCTGCAACTATCATGAGTGGCCTTTCAAAATGGCGAAAGGTTAAATGGTAATGGCAATAGAGGATTATTTTGATACTGAATTTAAAGCTCTGAAGGGAACCGGCGAAGGTGACGGCATGGGAGGTAAGACCTCTGCATATACTACAGATTTTACCCTCTACGGGTTGACAGATTTACTACAGGGCTCAAGGGCAGTTGTGGCGGCCCAGTACAAAGAGAAGGCTACCCATATCCTTATGTGTCCTATTGGTACTGCTTTAACTTCCAAACACCTAATTGATGATGGAGTTTCCAGGTGGAGAGTGCTAAATGTAGATAACCCCGTGTCAAGGGATAGTCACATCGAGGCAATACTGGAATATATCGGGACTTCACCGGAGGAGGAATAACATGGTTTTTAAATCCAATTTTGGAGAACTCAAAAAAAAGTTTACCGATGGCAGAGATAAGGCTTTGGAAGCTGTAGGAGTCTTTGTTGAAGGGGAAACCAAATCCAGATGTCCGGTAGATACCGGAAACTTGAGGGCAAGCTATACCCATAAGATAGACGCACGAGCAGGCAAGGTTACTATTGGCTCACCGGTTGAATACGCAGTATATGTGGAGAAGGGAACCAGGCGTTCTGCCAAACAGCCTCATCTCACCCCGGCAGCAGAGGAAAACCTGAAAGAGATTGAAAAGATTGTAAAGGAATACATCAAATTATGAGCAATGTAAGTGCGCTTTTAACCTACATATACCAAAAATTAGCAGCCTTATCAGAGATGCAGGTATTTCAGGATAAGGTACCGTCGCCAGAGGAGCAGACAGAGCCGGTGGCCTATCCTTATATTGTATTTAGCTTAACCATTCCTGAAAGGGTGGCCGAACAGGACAGGGGTATTTTGGAGATAGATTTCTGGACCGATGATGGCGACATCTCAACCCTGGAATCGCTTGTTTCTGCTGTTGACGGCAATTCCAATAAGGAAAATCCTACTGGGCTAAATGAGCATAAATATTTTTCTGATGACCTTCAGGCAGTCTTTTATCGTGTATTCAGAGGAGCAGTGCCTGATCCTGATCCGGTGATAAGGCGCAGGCAGCTTAGGTATTTAGTTAAAACAAGATACATAAATGATTAAAGGAGAATAAAATGGCAAATCTAACACAAGAACAGATAGAGAATATCGTAATTGATACCGGCGTGTTATATGTCGATTTCGAAGAAGTTGGGGAGCGGATACTGGCCCCGGTAAGAGGGGAAAACCAGTTTCTGGTAGAACGGACCATAAGGGATATTGAGTTTGCAGGAAGGCGTGGAAAGACCAAGGGACTGCGTAGAATTACAGAGGAGAACGCAAAGCTGGTTGTAAACTTGATGGATCTTTCAATGGAAAACCTTGCGCTGGCACTCTCCGGCGCTACTTACGGTAATACCGATAAGTACATAAGGCTTACAGAGTACCTGGGAGAAGGGGCAAATGATGGGGATGATGTATTTACCCTGTCTCAGACTCCAATTAACCCTTCCCAGACAGCCTCATTTGAATTCTGGGTAGACGGGACAAAGGTATCCTGGACTTATGGAGTGGAATACACTATTTCAGGGACTACCCTTACAGTTGTAGAAGGTACGCTCTCATTAGGTGAGGCTCTGGTTGCAAGCTATAAGTATGATTCCGACTCCGATACTGCAACCTTAGTGCCAGGGGATATAACAGATAGCGATTACCTTACTAACATTGCCCTGGTGGGAGTAGACCTTGAAGGCAAATCAAAAATCATATTGCTGTATAACGCAATGGCTGACAACAACCTTGACTGGAAAAAATTAAAATAAGAAAGGATAAGATGGCTGACAATAAAGAGTTTCAGATAAGAGAGGTAACATTTGATGACCTCTATGAATTTTTAAAGATTTTAGAGGATGTAAAATTTGAGTACAAACCTGATCCTAATAAGAGCACTGAACAGGTAGGTATAGAGGCAATAAAGCACTTAATAGCAAACTTTCATACTGCAAGGGCTAAAACCAATGCTTTTCTGGGTAACCTCTGCGGACTATCAGGTGAAGAGTTTGGGAAGTTGCCTTTAAAGAAAAGTGGAAAAGTTTTAAAGACCTTAATAGGGGCAATAAAGGAAGCAGATTTTTTCGACTGGTCTACCCTCTCGGCCATGTTGAAGCGTTAGATATCCTGCTATCCCGTTACTCCAATATTGATTTTATCCTTGGACTCAAAGCAAAAGACGGGGCAAGGCTACTCAAAAAAGCTAAGAGAAAAATTGAAGTAGATGAACTTTATCAGTTCTACTGTGCCAATTTTGTACACATGAAGGATAAAAAACCTTTCAGCGAGTTTATGACTGACCTAGGGAAATCTAAACCACAGGCCAAGAGAAAGAAAATGACCAAAGAAGAGATTATTGAAATGGCTGAAAACATAAGAATTAGACATTTAACCAATAAAGGTAAATTAAAGAAATGAATGCATTTACAATAGCAGGTGAATTTGTCCTAAAGGGCGACAAACAGGTTATGTCCTCAATGGACCAGATAGAGGGCAAAGCTTCAAAAGTAGGTGGATTGTTCGGGAAATTCGGCAAGGCTGCTGCCGCAGGTTTTGCTGTAGCCGTTACTGCTGCAGTGGCTGTGGGCGGAGCGCTCCTAAAAGTAGGAGATGACTTTGACAAGGCTTACAACGAAATAAGGATTGGAACTGGCGCAACCGGTGAAGCTTTCCAGGATATGCAGGGCATAGTTAAAAATATGGCAACCACTATCCCAGGTAATTTAGGGGACATGGGCTATGCGGTAGCTGAACTTAATACCAGGCTTGAATTGTCCGGTGATGCTCTTGAGGGTATGTCTACTAAGATGGTAAATCTTGCCCGGATAACTGATGAAAATATAAATTCATTAATCCCTTCTACTGCCCGCCTTTTTGGAGACTGGGGAATAGCCGCTGAAGATCAGTCTGAAACCTTAGATTACCTTATGAGGGTATCCCAGAATACCGGAATCGGTATAACAGAGCTTTCCGAGAAAGCAGTTTACAGCGGAGCATCCCTTAGGCAGATGGGATTTGACTTTGAAGATGCAACCCTGCTTTTGGGTAAGTTTGAAAAAGAGGGTGTAAATACCGAGACCATGCTGGCTTCCCTAAAAATAGGTTTAAACAATATGGCTAAGGAAGGGGTAACCGACGCTAATGAAGCCCTTATGCTTTTAATGGATCAGATTAAGGAAGCACCATCAGATCTGGAAGCTGTAAGCATTGCAACCGAGGTATTTGGGAGCCGGGCCTCTGCTGATATGGCTGCTGCCATAAGGGAGGGCAGGTTTGAACTTGAGGACCTGCAGGAAGCTGTTGCCAACAGTGAAGATACCATTAACGGACTTGCAGAAGAAACCATGACCTTAGGGGAACGGTTTGAGCTTTTTAAAAATCAGGTATTTGTAGCAGTTGAGCCGCTGGCCAAAAATCTGATGGATGCATTCAAGGGCCTTATTAGTACTATAGGTGAAGCAGTTATTCCCAAAATTGTAGATCTGGTTACAGCCTTTACTCCACTGATAGATAAAATTGTAGAGTTTATACCGGTACTGGTTGACAGGCTTATCCCTGTTTTCACAGAAATTGCAGATGCAGTAATTCCGGTAGTAACAGATGTGTTTTCGGTTTTAATTGATGAGGTCCTGCCTCCGCTGATGGACCTCTTTACCATGCTTGCCTCAACGGTGCTGCCACCGCTTATGAGGGTATTCGGGCAGATTGTGCAAGCGGTCCTGCCTCCCTTTATGCAGATATTTAAAGTAATAGTGGACAGGATACTCCCGCCATTTATGGAACTCTTTACTGTAATTGTAGAAAAAGTCCTGCCTCCATTTATGGACCTGTTTACCAGGCTGATAGAAACAGTACTGCCCCCGCTGGTAGAGTTCTTTGCCATGCTGGTAGAAACCATAATGCCTCCATTCATAGAAATCATAGAGCTTGTAATGGAGATTTTAGAACCGTTTATAGATCTGTTTATGGAAATACTGGAGGCCATACTACCACCTTTGATGGATTTGTTTTCACAACTGGTAGAGGCAATACTTCCACCACTATTGGATATTATAAAGCTGCTTATAGAATATGCCCTAAAACCGTTACTTCAACTTTTTGGAGAGCTTATAGAATGGGCAATGCCCTATATTGTTCAGGCAATAGAGTTTTTAACCAATGTAGTTATACCTGCAGTAATTGGAGTATTTACTGACTGGCAGGGAACTGTTGCAGGCTTTAAGGCTTTCTTTGAAGGATTTGCTCAAGCACTACAGGTAATATGGGAAAATGTTAGAAACTTCTTCATCACCATCTGGGAAAATATTAAGAACAATTTCCTTACCGTTGGCCAGGCTATATATGATTTCGTATATGGAACATTTGACACACTTAAAACCAATATAGAAACCATCTGGAACGGTATTAAAGATTTCTTTGTGGGCATTTGGGATAAAATCGTTGAGAAAGTAAACATATTCAGGGACAACTTTATCAGAGCCTGGGACTCAATCAAGGATGGAGTAAAAGGGGCCATAAATTCTGTAATAGGATTTATAAATAAGATGATAAGTGGCCTTGAGTCAGGCATTAATTCCATAGTTAAAGCATTAAACAGGC